AACTGCGCCCTGCGCATCACCATCTCCCACCGCGCCTCGGAAGACGGCGAGCAAATCTTCGCCGAGGTGAAGAAGACCATGGCGGTCGAATAACCCACGAACCTCCCAACCTCTCCGGGGCGCCAATGCCCCGGAGCCTTTTCTTTGGAGCCACACAATGTCCCCAGCGTCGAAGATCATTGAAGACCTGAAGCACTCCACACTGCCGCTGCACCCACCTCTCCCTGGACTCGAAGACTACGCCCCGAAGCCCAAACCTCATAGTGGAGTCACCGAAAGCTCCTTCACCGAGACCGCTCGTATAGCTCAGGAGTTGAAGAGTATCATCACTCAGTCTCCGGGATGGATAAATCTACACGCAAGCCAACGTGAAGCTTTAGATATGTTCGCAACTCAGGTCGGGCGCATTCTAAGTGGAGATTCAATTCATCATTGGGCTAGCATTACCGAATTTGCTAAGTTTGGACAAGAAGCCTGCGGATGAAACCCCTCCTCCTCCTCGGTGAAGCCTGGGGCGAATACGAACAGCGCATCGGCGCCGGGTTCTGCGGCCCCAGCGGAATCGAACTCCTAAGGATGCTCAACGATGCCCAGGTTCTTCGGCTTACACAAACGGACCGCGCCTATATCTCCGCCTATTACCAACGTGGCGACCCGAGTCAAGTGGCGGCAATATGGGAACTACATCGTGACGAAATCTTCCGGACCAACGTCTTCAACATCCACCCCCCAGCCAACCGACTCGAATACTTCTGCGCCGGCAAGGCCGAAGGCATCCCTGGCTACCCTGCACTCCTGCCAAGCCGCTATGTCCGGCGGGAGTTCGAGCCCGAACTGGACCGTCTCGCCGATGAAATTCTTGCTCATGACCCTAACCTCATTATCGGTCTGGGGAACACTGCTCTATGGGCTCTATGCGGCCGGACTGGTGTCACGAAACTCCGCGGTACAACTCAGCTTACTACTCATTGCGCTAGCGGGTACAAGCTGCTTCCTACTTACCATCCGGCTGCTGTTCTTCGACAATGGGAACTCCGACCGACCACCATCGTAGACCTCTGTAAGGCCGGGCGCGAGCGGGAGTTCCCAGACATCCGCCGCCCGGCGTGTGAGATTTGGATTGAACCGACTTTGGAGGACATAGAAAGGTTTATCAATGACCATATTTCCGGATGCGACATCCTTTCTGTTGACATTGAGACGAGCGGAAGCCGCATCACGTGCATTGGCTTCGCCCCCCGAATCGACCTTGCGATCGTTATTCCATTCGATGACGACCGAACAAAGGGAGGAAGTTACTGGCCTGATCTCCAGTCTGAGCGCAAATGCTGGCAACTTGTTTTGCGAGTACTGGTGGATGGTAGAATACGTAAGCTCTTCCAAAACGGCCTCTTCGATATCAGCGTGCTTTGGAGATCATACGGAATCGGAGTAAAAGGAACATTACACGATACGATGCTCCTTTCCCACGCATTACAGCCGGAGTCCTTAAAAGGTCTGGGTTATTTAGGTTCCATTTATACTGATCACGGCAGTTGGAAGGTAGATCGAAAACTCACTACCACAATAGGAAGAGACAAGTAATGCCAATGATGGAACATATCGGAAACGATATATGGAGTAAAGTATGTGCGAGATGTAACACAGAACTCAAAGTCATAGGCAAAACATGGGATGAAGCCCGCAGCAATTTTCTTAAGCATTTCGAAGTTGCTAGTGCTGGCACTAAAACCATCGACGAGATGCAATCGCATTGCAGAAGCTGTGTAAGCAATAGGCAACACGGGCGCAGCGAGGCACCACACCGAGAAGATATGTTGGCTTCACAAGACGGCAGGTGCGCTATTTGTGGCCTAGAAATATCCTTCACAAATAGAACCGCGCGCGTAGATCACGACCATATCACCACAAAAACAAGAGGTGTGTTGTGCACTAAGTGCAATCAATGTATGGGGGGCATCGATGATAACGAATGGTTAGCTAAGGCTTTAGCTTATCGGAATAAACACCGTGGCTAGAATCATCCACACCGACAGAGTGCAACCAGATGACATCACCAACCAATGGGAACGGGATCAGGTTTACAACGGACTTGATTGCTGCGTTACAGCCGAAGTTCTCGATGCAATGCTACCTCAACTGGATGCTACAACCCTCGCGACTTATAAATTTTCCAAGGCACTTCAAGGCCCGGCCCTTGAGATGTCACTGCGGGGAGTACGTGTGGATCGCATTCGACTTGCCGAAGTCATCGAGGACTTCTACGAAAAGATCGACTTCCTCGAACGAAACCTCGAACGAATAGTCTTCGAGGGCGTCGGTCTGCCCCGGTTCAATTGGCGCAGCCCCGACGACCGGGTGGCCCTGTTCTACGACAAACTGGGGCTGCCACGGATCATGAAGAAGGGCCGTGTCACAACCGACCGTGGCGCCCGGGAAAAGATGTCCGCCTACATCGTCGCCCGCCCCATCGTCACCCACATGAACGCAATCGCCGACCTCGCTGAGAAGATCAAAAAGCTCAAAACCACGGTGGACCCAGATGGACGAATCCGCACCTCGTACAACATCGCCGGCACAGACACTGGTCGCTTTAGCTCTAGCTTTAGCGCTTTTGGAACAGGCGGCAATCTTCAGAATGTGGAGGAAAGTCTTAGAAGCATCTTCATCGCCGACCCAGGGATGAAGTGGTGCAAGGTCGACGCGAAGCAAATCCAATCCCGCATCGTCGGCGCCATTGAGTGGAAACTCTTCAAAGACGGCACTTACCTCGACGCGTGTGAAAGCTCCGACCTACACACCCTAGTGGCGAAGCTGGTCTGGCCCGCCCTCCTATGGACCGGCAACCCCAAGCAAGACAAAGCCATCGCCGAGACCATCTTCTACCGTCACTTCACCCGCCGAGACCTCTGTAAGAAACTCGGCCACGGCTCCAACTTCGAAGGCCAACCCAAAACCCTTAGCGAACAAACCGGCGTCCCCATCGACCTCATCATCAAATTCCAACCCCAATACTTCAAAGCATTCCCCGCACATCATGAATGGCACCACTGGGTGGCGAACCAAATCGCCACGAAGGGATACCTCATCGGCATCACCGGGCGCAAGCGGTGGTTCTTCGGCCGCCGCAACGACCCAGATGTGGTCCGCGCTGCGGTAGCCTACGATCCCCAGAACTCCGAGGCGTTCATCGTGAACAACGCCATGCTCAACATCTGGTGGAAGCAAACCGCCACGGTGATGATGCATGAGCACGATGGCTTGGTGTATCAGTATCCCGAAGCGTTAGAAAACGAAGTCGTCCCAAAGCTTTTGAAACAACTAGAGTTTCCAGTCGACATCGGCCACGGGCGCACCTTGGTGGTGCCCTATGAAGCCAAGGTGGGTTGGAACCGGGGAAATTATGATGCACGATCGAACCCGTACGGACTCAAAGACTACACCGGCTACGACGAAAGGACCGCCCCAAAGGAAGTTGGAATCCTGGATCGAGTCATTCGTCATAGGGGATAAACTATGTTAACGCAAGAACGCTTACATGAATTGCTGACATATGATTTCCTTACAGGTGAATGGGTTTGGGCTAAGACCTATTCGAGTCACGCTATTCGTGGACGAAGAGCCGGCTGTGTCAATGCACAAGGTTACAACGTCATTCGCATTGATGGTAGGCTATATCGAGCCGCGCGCCTAGCTTGGTTTTATGTTTATGGCGTCTGGCCAATCGAAATAGATCACGACAATACTATCACCTCAGATGACCGCTGGATTAATTTATACGAAGCAACTTCCCAACAGAATAAACAAAACCGCTCCGTCAGATATGATAACGCACTACTCATCAAAGGCATCTCACAACTTCCAAGTGGCAGATACACAGCAAGCATCAAACACAATTACGTCAGTCACTATTTAGGGTCCTTTGATACGTTAGAGGAAGCGGTCAATGCACGCAAAGTCGCCGAAATCCAATATCACGAATGCACCACTACAGAGGGAATTGAAGGAAGGTTGGATTGAGGCCTTTACACGCCACACTGACAATTTAGAATCGCCGACCCTCTTTCGCAAGTGGGCCGGCATCTTCACCATCGCCTCCTGCTTGGAGATGCGGTGTTGGCTCCAGACCTCATCCCCACTCTACCCCAACCTCTACGTCTTCATCGTGGGGCACCCTGGGGTGGGGAAGAACCGAATCATCCGCGTAGCGAAGAGGTATATGAATGAGTGCCCCGAATTTCACTTCGCGCCCACCTCTCTTACCGGCGCGGCGCTTGTTGACACTCTTGCTGCTTCTAAGCGTTTCATCCCTCGCCTACCAGACCCGCCGTTGGAGTACTACAATACAACCATCACCGCTGAGGAACTTACTGCTTTCATGCACAAGTACGACGACGAGATGGTTGGGTTGCTTAGTGCTTTCTATGATCCCGACCCTTACGCACAAAGCCGACGGGGTAAGGATATTAAGATTAAGATCGATCGCCCACAGGTTAATCTCATCTCCGGTACTACCCCGTCGAACCTCATTGGATTGATGCCCGAGTCGGCCTGGGACCAAGGGTTCACCTCTCGGGTAATCATGGTGTTCTCGGATGAGAAGATTGTGGGGGATGACTTTGCTGGGACTTCCCGCGAACTAGACGACGGCCTCGTTCATGACATCAAGATGATAGGAGCGCTCAGTGGTGAATTTAAAGTCACAGAAGATTACCGTGCTGCCGTTAATAATTGGCGCGCACTGGGTGAGCCACCTGTGGTCAATCACCCTAAGCTACTCCATTATAAAACGCGTCGACGTGTTCATTTGTACAAACTGTCTATGGTTTCGGCCGCGGATCGTAGTGACGTTTTGCTCCTCACGAAGGAGGATTTCAATCGAGCTATGGGCTGGCTCTTGGAAGCGGAGAGTTTCATGCCCGACATCTTCCAAGCCGGCAGCACCGGCACCGACGCCCGCGCGATCGACGAAATCTCCCACTACATCCAGATCAGCGACCGAGGCGACGGGGTCCCCGAGCACCAGATTGTGAACTTCGCCCGCTCGCGGGTCCCCATGCATTCCATCCTCCGGGTCATTGAAATAATGATGGCCTCGGGACAGATCACATCCCGAGGCCAAGACAAGCATGGGCAAAGGTGGTTCCGAGCGGTGAAGCGCTAGGGATACTCCCCATCCAAGGACGATCGCCCCTTCACAAACCCATTCCCCCGCCGTAGGTCCTCCACCGTCCTTTGCAACATGGTAAACTGCGACGCGAGGTTCTGTATCTGGGTTGTCTGGACAGCCTGGGTAATCACCACCTCCGCGAGTTTCTTCAACTCGTTCTGCATTGTTTCCATTTTCTTCTCCAGATTCCTGTTGCTCCAGTCGTTACGCAATACCATCCCATATCCACCGACGAGGAATAAGAGGGTCTGTAGGGCAATGCCGCCAAGGTGTACGTAGTCGGTGCTGGTCATTTCAGCTTACCGGTTAGAGGCCTGGGACTAAGGTGGCCAACCCAGCCCCACCCGAGATCACGATGCCGATGAAGCCGACGATGTCTTTCTTGACCATTGACGCAACCGGCGAGCACTTGATCATGAAGTCCGAGTCGGGCTGGAGAGAGTTGCGAAGCTCCACCAACTTCTCGAACTTGGTCACCACCGCCGGGTCGGGCATGGGTAAGTCTTGCCCATCAGCCCCTTGCACCGCCTTCTGGCGTACGTTGATGATGTCGATCCAGGCTTGATAACACGGAGCGGTGACCTTGGAGCCAGAGGCATTGGCCAGCTTCAGGGCGTATTGTAGGTCCGGGAGGAGCTTAGCATCCAAGGCTCCAAGGATGTCTTCGAGTGGTCCATGAGTACCAGCGAAGACGCCGGGCTTGCTGGCTAAGTCATCATGAATCTTCTGCCCAATTGGTCCACGCTGTTGGGCAAAAGCTGTTGTCGACAGTACCGACATCAACAGCACAAGTATGATTCGCTTCCACATCTCAAGCCCCCTTCGCTGTGTCTTTGAGGACCTCCCGGACCTCCGGGGTAGTGGCCCCGACTTTTGGCTGCGTGGGGTCGGTTGCGGCCTGTGCAAGGGTCTGGTTCGCTGTGGTGTTCACGCTGATGCGCTCCACCCCAGGCATAGCCGCGACATTGCGGATTTGCGCGGCCTGCCCAGACATGGAGGTGATGATGCCCCCAAGGATGGCGCTGCCGAGGCTGGCAACCGAGACGATGTCCTTGGCCACAACGGCGCCGAACAGGTCGGTGAGTTGAGCAGTGGCACCGGTGAGGGCACCATTAATGGCAAGGATGATGCCGATGATTTGCAGTGGAGTCAGATTGATGTTCATTGTGATGCTCCGTTATCTCGAGACAAATTCGAAATGCATAGGGTCCTTGCGGCCGTGGTAGTCACCGCCCCAGAGTGCACCTTGGTTCTTGAACGCATCGATCACAATGTGGGATAGTGTGGTGCTGTCGTCATGGCGGAACCCATTGGTCCCAGGGGATAGGTCGATCGCGCAGGCCCAGGAGTGGTTGGACCAATTGTGCGACCCGGCGATCTGGCGGATGTTGAAGCACCCACCGTAGTCGCTGGCCCCAGCGTGGTCTACCTTGTCCTGATCCCGGTCGCACTTCTCCCAAATCTCAACAAACGCCAACCGCATCGCCTCGGCGACCTTCTTGTGCACGAGGATGCCGTTGATCTTCTTCCCATCGTAGCGCATGACGAATGGCGGGAACACCCGAACCAAGTTCAGGCTCGCCCAGGTCTTCTGTCGGAAGTCGCCGTAGAACGCCATCTTCGCTTCCGTGGTGTCTTTAGGCCATTGAATCATTCCGTGGTCTCCTTCAGTGGTGACGCTGCCACTCAGCAAACGTCTGGGTGTGGTTCTTCAAGGTGCCATAGCGGGCGCCGACTAGCCAGCCCCATGGGCCTTTGGGGTGCTCGGTGCCGGCGTGGACCCCATAGCCGAACTGAGCAACGCGGCCAGCCTGGGCCGGGACGACCCCGGAGAGAGACCCTAGCAGGGTGGCGGTGTCCTTCACTACCTTCCCGGCGTGCTCGCGGCTGAAGGGGCCCTGCTTATTCAGGTCCCGGGCCACATCGGTCACGGTCTTTGACGCGGTGGAGATCAGTCCTGCGCTGGGGTCTCGGCCGTTGAGGACGGCGTTGGCGATGTCTCGGACGCCAACCCAACTCGCGCCAAGGGTGAAGGCCAACCCCTTCGCCGCCTTCTTCCCCCAGGATTCATTATCAGTGGTCATGAGCGGAGTCACCATCTCCTCAATCAACGCCGGTGCCAACACATATGCAAACAGCATCGATGTCAACTCCGGTGCCCGTTGCATCGCGGCGCGGTAGTCCCCATCCTTCACCATCCCCAGGGTCTCCCCGGACTTCCAAG